CCAATAGCTAGGGAATTATTATTTGAAAGAGTGGTAGCGTTTTCACCAATTCTTATTGATGAAGTAGTTCCACTACCTGCTCCAAAAAATGTCACACCTGATATTAATAATCTAGTTGTATCTGTTGAAGTACTACCCTGTAAATTGCTATAAAATTGTAAACTCATTTTTTTATTTATAAATACCCAATATTCTTATATATTTCATTATTTCATTTAAAGACCACCACTATTCTAGTTAGTTTCTACTGCTATTGATTGTGTAACATATTCACTACATTCTGGAGGTGCAAGTCCTGCTTTAGGGTTAAATGTTATTTCTACTTCAGCATTATTAGTACCTCTAATAATAGGAACTTGAAATTTATTTGTACCTACAATATAATTAATAATATTTAGTGGTGATTCAAAACTACCACCTTCGGGTGTTATCGAACCAGAAATTTCATAATCATTAAAATCAATTTCACTATCAACAATAACAAACACACCATAATCCATTGTTGCATCATCTACATTATTTGCATCACCATCAATTAATATAGTTGATACCGTGTTATTGTTAGGACAAACAGCTATAGGTTGTGGTGGTGTTGTAACATCAAAAAATATAGATGCTTGGGTATTAAATGTTGGGATATCAGCACTTGTTATTTGTAATGTTGTACCAGTATGTGTATTATCCACTTGGTTATATGTTCTATTAATACTACTATTTGATGCAATAAAGGATACTACAATACTTTGAGTTGTGGTAGTATCATTATCGAATTTCCTTATTTCATCAATAAAAACTGAATAATCTTTAATAGTATTTCTTAAATTATTACCAAATTGATCTGCATTAATTATTGTAGCTGTAGCTGACTGAGACCCATTAACACCAGTACCATTATAAGTGGTTGGTTCAAAACCAACATAATCTTGACTTTGTGATATTTCAACATTATACGGATGATTTGGTCTATAAAAAGCATCATTAATTGAATATGGATTAACATCATTTATACCTCCAGCAGTTAAAGGTAATGAATCATTATCAACACTATTTAATATAATGTTTCCATTAGATGCAGTAACTGTAATTCTATAACTAAAATTACCCTTTTCTCTATATATAATATAGTCATATGTTGGTCTAGCCTCAGCAGGAACATTACCAATAACCCAATTATTTAAATTAGGACTGTTAATATTTCTACCAAACTGTCCTCTGAAATAAACTATTTCAGAATCTAAAACATCATCAAATCTATACTGTAAAGGTATTTGAACATTAGTTAATAATGATGATTGGTTTTCAATATCAATCCATTCACCAAATGTTGAACCAGAAGCACCCCCTGATCCACCTCCACCATTACCTTCGGTAGCACTGAATATTAATACTCTAAAATTAACACCAGTATCAGGTGCATTTTGGAAATTAATAGTTACTGTATTCTCATCAGTTCTTTCAGTGCTAACTAATATCCATCCATATGGTGGTTGTCCCTGATAAACTTGAACGATAACATCTCTAGTGTTAAAATTATGTCCTATTGCAAATTCAGTAGTAGTACCATCACCCGATATTGTTACTCCAGTATATGAAAATGCATTAAATAAATCACTAATAGTATTGATAATTATTTCATTACCATCTATAGTGACAGTAGTATTACCAGACCCAATTAACGTTCTTAACTCAACAGTATCAGACACATTAGGTGTAACACCTATTTCAGCACCAGCTCCAGAATTCACTACTAGTAGATCACCTTCATTATTAGTTGATCCACTAGTAATTACATTACCTCTTACTTGGAATATGTTTGCAGTTGCATTTGTTTCAATGACATACATCATTGGTTTTACTATATCACCTACTGATACAGGTGGTGCAGCCGTTAACTTACCTTCTTCAACATCAGACAAATAGTATACAGTATCACCAGATAGTGGATTACCAACATCATCAGTCATTCCAGTTACTAGATCAGTATAACCAGCATATGTTAATGTGAAATTATCAACGTCTTCAACTACTGTAACTACACCTAAAGCTTCAGGTTGTTGTTGAATACCTAATGCTTTAGTATATGTATTTCCTGACGATAATAATACATCACCGATAACAAAACCATGTGATATTTGAGTAATTTTCTTTTCTATTCTTTCACTAGTACCACTTTGATTTTCACTGGTAGTAGTAGTTAATATTGAATCTAAAAATTCACCAACATATAAATACGCATCTAAGAATCTAGGTCTTGCTGCACTAGTATTAAAAAGAGCAGGTGGGTCTTGAACAAATAAAATACCACTATAAGGGTCTAAATTCCAGTTAATATCTGAAAATTTAGGTATAGGGTTTAAATTTGTGTCGAATAAAGTAGGGTCATATTGTGTAGTGCCATCAGGTTTCAATGTACCATATAATGAAGGTACAATTTGTAATTTACCCAATCCAGTATGTAAATAAGTACCTGAACTAAATATATCTTTTAATACACCATTAGAACTATAATCAGATGGTAATTTTAACTGATACCCTTGTGATTGATTAGTACCTACCGTAGTACTAGCAATGATATCTATCTCAAATCTTACTCTCTCAACTACACCGTCAGTACTATATAAAGAAGTTAGTGCACTTGGGCTATCAGCAGGATTCGGATTAATTTTTTCACCAAAGACTGTTGAAGCAGCAATTTGAATATTTGATGTTAAACCCTCTTCGGTAGAGTCAAAACCAACTTGTGTATGTGCTTTTCCAGATAGCCTCTTAAACGATATAGCATCCTTATTAATTTCTTTTAATCCAATTTCTGACATATTAATTTATATTTGTAAATTCGATAAGATTTATTTTTTGATTATAATCAGATGAAAAGAATAATCTTACAATCATAATATCACCATTATCTACACGTCCCTGTCCTAATGTAAATGAGAAATTTGTTCGTCTACCTGATTGACTCAATGTAACATTTGATACACCACTTTGTGATGCAAAATCAGTTGAGAAAGGATTCATATAACCAATACTACTTCCATCGACTCTTTTAATTAAAACTTCAAATTTAATTCTATTTGCAGTTGGAGTTCCTTGTGTTGCTGGATTGGTTAAGAATGTAGTAGTATCACCATCATGTACAATACCACCTTGTATAGTTGCTAAAGCAGTGGTAGTTGTAGCTCTAAATTTTCTATAATAATTTCTAATACCACTGGCACTAGTATAATTAACATTGTTTGCTGGTGAATATGTTAAACTATCAAAATTACCGTTGATTATATTGTAATCACTATTTAATTCACTTGAGTTAGGATAATATAATCCACCATTAAACACTAACATACCAGTGTTATGTTCTACATTAGTACCTATCAAACTTAATGAACTTTCCCAGTTGTATAGACTACCAAGTAAATTACTGTATAATGTACCTGTATAATTTCTAGATTTTAATCTATCAACTTCACCTGTAAAATTTTCACTTGAAGAATTTGATGTTTGATTTACATTATAAAGTAAAACACCTGTTTCTGAAACTTCACTTGATGTTATATTAGCTGCTTTGTTAAATGATTTTACATTAAACGGATGCAAGACATTAATACTTGATCTTAACTCACCTGATGGTAATGAACCAGCACTTTGAAAGTTTTTTCTTCCTAAAACTCTGTCAGTATTAATATCTAATGTCGCACTTATCGTAATAAGTGTATCCTGTGGATTTTGAACATTAGTATTTAAATTAGGTAAAGCAGTATTAGTACCATTAAGTATTCCAGCACCAGATACTAATATAGCACTAGGACTAGATGCAAGATTTACTCTATTAAGAAATCTAATTGCTGTATTTGAATTACTATATACTTTTTTATAAACATTTGATGCTGTACCTTCATAAACCACATTACCTGATGTATAATATTCAACACCCGATATTAATCTACTACCACTTAAGTTTACTGACTCAAATGTAGCACCATTATTAACTGCAACAAAATCAATGTTTTCGGTATTATCATCATACACCCAATCAGTAAAGTTTGTTGTTCTAGTGAAGTTACTACCATCACTATGAATTACTCTTACATAATTATATCCATCACGTAAAAGACTTGTTGGGATCGTAAAATCTCCTTGTCTATATTTAGCACCACCGAAATCATTACCATTATCAAATTTAACTGCCTTTGCTTGTCCTACACTTAAATAACCTGATAAGCCATCTATTGCATTATCAGTTAAAAATAAATCCAATACATCAATTATGACACCATTAAGATATAATGATAATGTACCTACACTACCATCTCTAAATGCATTCTCTTCAAATGGAACTCCAGCAGCAGTTTCATTACCTGCAACATCATCATTTAAAACACCAAATATATTATTATTAGTAAGTATACTATTTTGAGTTAAACCCTTTCTAAAACCAACAATAGGGAAATTATCATTTATATCTAAAGCACCTGCAGTTTGACCTGCAGTAACATTAGCATATCCAATATCATTTTTTGTAGCACCAAAAGATAGTTTACCCTCAACAAACCCACCTAAAGTATTTTGATTATCTAATATTGGTGGCTGTGCTGGTGCTAATAATCCTAAAAACTCATTTATATTATCAACAGCTTTACCTACGGTTGTTCCAGATGTAAATGGAAATAATCCATCGTCATAATCATCATCTTGATCACCAACAAGACCTCTATTTGGTTTACCTAATAAACCACCAGAAGCATTTACAACTATTGTATTTCCAATAGTTTCAATATCAACACCACTACCTCCAGATATTGTTCGAAGATTACTAGTTGCTCCTGTACTACTACCTGCATTATATATTATACCACTACCACCACCAACGTTGTCAAGAAATGCAGCACCACCGCCACCACCTTGGCGAAAGATAAGCGTACCTCCACTATAAATTAATCCAGCACCATCAAAAGGACTTGATGCATCAATTGGTATTATATTCTTTTGATCATCAGTTAGATTAATACCACCAATTGTTTTAGAGAATATGGTTGATCCTGATAATGTTAAGTTATCAGAACTTTGTTGTTGAAATTGTAAATTGTCAAGTCTAGGACGTGTAAAAAAAGCCATATCTATATTTGTTTTTTAAAATAAAAATCTATCATATTCAGAATATTATCTAGATTTTTAAAAATGATCATGATAAATTCAAGTCATTTTACATATAAATACATTGTTACGTTTTTAAAAACTGATATAAACAAAAAAACCCGTAAGATTTCTCCTATGGGTTTTACTCGGTACGCCATTTATTATATTAATATGGATTATAAGGTATCATTGGACGTGTATGGCATTACTGTTCCACCTTATATGCATGTAGGTCTCTCACCTACCCTTGTAATTTAAAATTACTTGCTCCAACCAATAAGTCTACACCTTACAATATAGACAATCCATAATATTTACTATAAACAAAAAAACCCATAAAATTTCTCCTATGGGTTTACTATGTTTTTAAATTTACTTATCGTTGAAATTCAAAAATGCACTGAAACATTTATAAAAAACGACAACTTCTCATAGTTAAGCTGTTAACTAAACAGTGATACTAGTTTTTTATTTAATTTTCTTACTAGAAAAAACTACAAAAACTTCTCCACTATCAGAGTGTGAACTACCCACCCACGCCAGAGGCGATGGGATGGGCTTCAAGTTTCATAGACTTAACCAACGTTAACGCCTCCACTTGTTTTTGTTTATCCTCTGATTGCATCCCAAAACCAGAGTTAATTATTGTAAATATATATTAAATATAATTAATATACAAATTACTTATTAGTTAATTATACTAACCCCATTAATACCTTCTATTAATATAAATATTTTTTGTCGCTTACATCCCATCGACTAAAGATCGATGGGTTTTACGCTCCGTTCTATAAACAAAAAAACATTAACAGTTATCAGTATTCCGTTAATGATCTAGGTGATCAAACCTAAATAACTTCACCTAGTTACGTTGCTATGCAAGAGGCTTTACTAGGTATAATGGTAGCGAGGGCAGGATTTGAACCTGCGACCTGTAGGTTATGAGCCTACCGAGATGCCAGACTTCTCCACCTCGCAATGTATCTTTACACCCTAAAGTTTGCATTGCAGGGACGATAGGGAATTTTTTTAGTCTACAACTTTTTTGTAGAATTTGTGGAGAGTATTGGAATGAACCAATCCACTCGAAATGCCCTCTCAAAAGAGAACTCTCCATGTTAAATAAGCCTGAGACTACAGCTACTAGACACGAACCTTTCAGAACATTATTAGTTCTTTCTTTATCCACTACAGTTTCCTATAGTAATCCGTGATTGCAAGTTAATTACGTTAACCAATCGTATCGTTGAAGCTTTTTCTGCTGCTTCATATCTACTCTACTCGTTTCAGAGCAAACTAAGGAGATGCCTCCACTAAACATCAGCAACACACACTCTGGTTTGCGACCTTCATGCCCCGTATTAATTACGAGTTGTGCAACTTTCACTTTCAACGCCTTAGCACTTATGCTTTTATATAACTTCTTTAACAGAGAAGTGCTTTTTTTATAAGCAATTTTGTAACCATAACGGAGTCTGAAGAGTTGTGGCTAAGGAGTAGCTTACTACCTTTTGGGCAGCAAATACTACACAACTCCATGTGAGTACCACCTCACTGTTTCTAACCTTCCAATACTTATATTCATTACTGAACTTTCGTATTATGGACTAAGTATTTCAACTGATTACCGCCCTTCATTGCTGGTACAATTACGGACTATAACCTTACACTTAAATCTATTGTATTCATCATACTCAATAATGAAGCCCTTACTTCATTATCAATGTAACAGCTATCCACTCGGACGTTCCTGTTAACACTGGTTAGTGTATTGCTTACTCAAATTACAACCAATCCGAAGACTGGAAAAATCGATATAACAGGTATTGGTAATCTGCTACACCTTTATCCTTGTTTCCAAGTTTATTTTTTCCGAAGAACTTTCTAATCCCGAAGGAAAAGAAGAGAGCATAAGCACCCTCAAATATTTTTAATTCAATATGTCAATTTTTTTATTTGCTGTTCTTCTTTAAGAACGATGCAAATGTAACTTTTTTTTTAAAACTATCAAACATTTTTTGATGTTTTTTTAAAAAGCGTGTAAAAGTAAATACGATTAATTTTACAAAAAGTTACAAAAAACTCAATAATTTTATAAATTTTTAACTTGAGTTTTTAAAATGTCTATTAGACATGTCGTCAAGTTGTTTTCTAATGTCGATTTCCGAATTAGATGATGACACAAATGTACGTGAATTTTTCATTTCTGCAAACTCATCTGCAATATTTTTTTGATTATTTTCCACCTTTTCTTTAGATTCTTTGCTAACATCCTCATTAATAGGAAGTTTCACTTCTTCTTTATTTTCTTGGTTTGTTGCAGTATCACCACTGATAGCAGCTTTGTAGTTAACTAAGTTTCGTCCTTGTTTATTGGCATCCATGTTTCTATTCATAGCTGCAATCTTTTCACTTAACTTACCTATTTCACCATCAGATTTTGTAATAGGTTCTTGGTCACCATCATCTCTTGTATTTCGATAAGAGTAATCACTATCTCTCACAACTATTTTTACTGAATTATTATCGAAAATAGCATCTTCAAATTTTTGACCATCGGCAGCAAACCTAGCTTTAAGAATTGCTATGTTAGCTAATCCTGCACGTTTTTGTTCAGGTGTTTTTGCTACAGACATTAGGAAGTGAGTCTTTTGAGCACGTTTAATACTACCACCCATTTGTGATGTACCAATAAACTCAGCAGCATTTCCATTATTAGAATTACTGGAACTACTACCTAAACCACTACGATTTGCCTGTATTGCAGTCCAACATGGTATATTATAATCAGTAGCTATTCCTTCAAAGGCTTTAATAATACCTTCATCTGCTTTATTCTGATCAAAATACTTTTCATGTGGATCAACACAATCAATATAATCAAGTACTAATAAATCAAAACTAATCCCCCACTTTTTCTTATATCGATCCATCCACTGGCGTATTTTAGGGATAGTGATACCCTCTTGAGGGAATTTCTTAATGATTAACTTACCTAAATTATCATTATTTTGATAATCTCTAACACGTCTACCAACAGATTCAAGATTATCATTCATTTCACTTAGTTTTGTTTCAGACCATATTGCATAATGCTTACGTCTAATTTCATCTTCGGCATCTTCAAATACCACTTGAAGAACATTTTTACCTAATGCATGTCCTTCATTGGCAATCTTAGTTAGTGCTGTTGATTTACCCACACCAGTACCTGCAAGTATAATCCCCATTTCACCCTTACCTAGACCACCACCCATCAAATTATCAATGGCAAGTATACCAGTACCAATTGGCTCTCTAAAGTTTACCTGTAAGGCTCTATCTATATCGTCAAATATTTCAATACCTTCATCTTCATCACTACCAATTTCACTGATCTTCTTAATTCTCTTATCAAGCTTATAATTAATTTCATCATCAAATCCTTTTTTTAGATTTGACATAATAAAATCTGCTAGATCACCATATTCACCTTGCTTGATAAAATTATAAACAGCCTGTTGTACAGCATCACCATCGTAATCAAGGTTCTTATTAATTACTCTATCATTCCAGTTTTTAATATTTTCAGCAATACCCATTAAGATTTCTTCATCTACTGGATTTGCCGATTGTTTATATCGAGTGATTGCATGAAAGATACTTTTATTCTGTAGGTTTGGTATTTTACCATACTCATCGTAGTATTCTCTTATGACAGTAAAAAATCTTCGATGATTAGGATCATCAAAATATTCTGTCTTAAGAAAAGGAAAAATATCGTTACCAAATTCAGGCTCTGTTAATATCTGCCACAATACTTTCAATTGATAGCCACTGCCGAGGTAGCCATCAATAGTATATTCTTCTATCATTCTATAATTTTTTTATTGTTATTAATAAACAGGAATAAGAGAGTTTTAATATCTTAAACTACGTCTTGTGTTTTTCACAAAATTAGGATTACTAATGTTTTCCAACATTAAACTCCTACGCTTATTAGAAAGGTCTCTTATTTGATTAATATGTAAACCATAAGTATAGATCAGATCGTAGTCGTCCCACATATGAGTGGTATCTTGATCTTTAAGTTTACTATTAATTTCTTGAGCAATATCATCCACTGTCTCACTCAACTCTATTGAGAATCTAGATGAAGGGTTATATCCTTCAACATAAAAATCTCTCTCAACTATTGGATTATCATTGATATATAAACCAAACTTAAATTGAATGCCACTATAGGTTTTTCCATTAACCGTCTGGTTCGATCTTTTTTTAAGCTTTAGCTTGTCATTAAATGATTTACCGTTGCTACTTTGTAAATCCAATAGATTTTTATAGTAACCAAGGAAATCATATGTTTTTTCACCGAAGTCTATCTTGTGTGATAAATTTCTTCTTGATAATGCTTTCTGTAATCTTACGATAATAGAAAATATGTCTTCTCTGATATCTACCGAATAACGAACAACAGGGTTAAAAACATCTGCTGAAAACAGGGTTTCAATTATTGTTTCGTCAGCTTGATATAAACCAAACTTAAACATATTCTCATGTTCTTTATTTTCCATCTTAATATATATTTTTGTTATGCATTCCAAATATACCTTATAATTTTTAAGAAGTCAATTGTTTTAAATCAGGTTCTTATCTTTTTTCAAATAATCTTTATACATCTGCTTCTCATTCATTATTACAGGATAAAATGGCTCAATATAATTTGCAAAAGTTCCACCGTAAACCGATAAAAATTCATCCTCTTTCATCAGCTTAATAAGATTCTTTGAATTTCTGTCTTCATCGGATAGTGGCATATCAATTAGTTGTCCTAATTCTTCTTCTGCATCATCATTTAAGAATGGCTCAGAAAGATTCATTAGTTTATGATTTATCTTCAATCTTTCAATACTAGAAAGTAGACTTTCAAATGCTTTTAATGGTTTTTTCTTATTCTCAATTCTTTCCTTGTTAATCTCATCAGCTCTTCTACATATTTCTCTAACAGTAAATTGCTTGAATTTCATCTCAGGAAAATGCTTAAGTAATGTAGTTGACTTAATTCCCTTTATTCCAACTAAATTATCCGAAGTATCGCCTTCGATTATTTTAATCGATAATGCATTCTTATAGTGATAATCAAATTCAAAAAAGAAATTGGTTTTATTTATTGGATTTTCAATATTACCGAACTTGATAGTTATATCATATTCAAGTAGTTGAAGAAAATCCCTGTCATTAGTGTATATTGTAATATCTTCATCTTTATTACTCTCCATTACATATGCAGCAATTAAATCATCTGCTTCGATTTCATCCACTTCTATTTGCCTAATAAATAATTCTTCGGCATATGACTGAATACTTTTTCTCTGCTTTAATAAAGACTCTTCTTTATATTGCTCTCTTCTTATCTCAGCTTCGGATAACTCAATTTTACCATACCACTTCTTATTCTTACGATTAGCTTTATAGGCTGGATCAATGACATGTCTATAAAGACCGCCATTTTCTCCATCCCATGCAAGTATCACTTTATTAGATTTAAAGTCTCTTATGAGTTTTCTTAGTGTTGTCATAAAGGAATATAGTCCACCGATATGTCCATAACTATCGGTGTACGTATCCTTAGCTCCATTAAAAGATCGTTTTAATAGATATGATGCATCAACTAATAATGTTCTAGTCCTCACAATTAACTATCCTTTTTCTCTTCTTCAAAATCATCCATTAATTGTTGATTATCAGGTTTTTTTTCATCTTTCAACGACTTAACCTCATCCTCTAAATCATCATGATTGAATTCAGTCTCAGCATCAACAACATATTTATTCTTGATGTCATCTGCAGTGATATTTTCTTCCCTTAAAACATCTCTAAAGAATTTTATATGATCCTTCTTATATTTATCTTTATCAGATGAATCAGTACCAATAAATCCATGTGGTGTTGAAATAAGTTTACCTTCGAATGATATACCACCTAGATCACCATCAATCTGATTCTTCTCTACTCTGATCTTAGTTTCTACACCATAAGATACATCAGAACCACCGAATGTTGCAGCAATCTTCTTAGTACCATGTGATGCAATACCACCATGATGAAATATCAATCTAGCACCGTAAAATAATGCTTCACCACCTTTATGTTTAATGACACCAGCACCCATACTATCAACCCAAATCTTTTGCACACCGACTAAGGTATTAGTATATGGTTTATCTACTTTTCTAGACCTTGGTAATCTACTATTAACTAGATATTTAAATGATTTCTCAAATGCACCAGCGTTCCACATGTTATTATCACTACTATTCTTCTCATGTGCATTGATTGTTTTAATACAATCTAAAGTACCGAATGAATCGACAGCGAATAATAAATCATATGGTAACTCACCTGCATCTTGTAAATCTAAGAAGTGATGAATACACTCTGCCATGTCTTCTATGGCTGCTTCTTGTCTGTTTTTATCATGATTTTTACCAAAGTTTTCTAATAGATAATCATTATCAATATAGATAAAGAATCCATCATCGTCATCACCTAAATCAAATCCCATTTTTTCTAAACGAGATAAACTCAAGTTATTCTCAGTATCAATTATAATAGGTAATACACCTTGTTTTTGTGCACCTACAATCGCTTCTGAAAGTGACGTTGATTTACCTGTATTTGAAAATCCTCTTGTTAATGCAACATAACCCATTGGAAATCCATCTAGTCCTGTTGCTTCCTTAAATGCTGGAGAACATTTCAACCATTTTAATGGTTTATTTGCGATATTCTCGCTATTTGTTTTTTTCTTAAAGTCTGTCAATGAAAAGCTCTTCTTACCTGTTGGCTTTCTTGCAGCTTTGTTTGTTGGAGTTTTAGCCATTATATTTTTATTTATAACTAAATGTTAATGTTAAAAAAAGGTGGAAGATAACTCCCACCTTTATATAGTATTATATTGGTTATTTAGAAAGGAAGATCATCATAATCTTCTTCGGAATCATCACCTGCAGGAACTTGTTGCTCTTGCTGTGTTTCTTTTGGTGGTTCATCTGGAGTATTCTCAACTGGTGCTTGACTAGCTGCAGTCTTTTCTACACCACCACTTAAGTCTACTGCATCGTCATTATACTCACCAACATCTTCTTTTGAAACATTGTTGATATCAACACCATCATAAGACTTTCCAACAACGTCAGAAGCTTTCTCCACTTTTCTTTCAGTAGGTTGAGTTGAACCTAGAGAATTATTCCTATTGTTCATTTTCTCTTGTTTTTCATAATCTCTTGGATCAGGAAAAACCCACTTCTTGTTATTAGAATCTGAATCATCCCAATATGGATCAGTACCCCTAGCAACACGATCTAAAAATTCAGAGTCGGTTAATTCAGGTGCACTTGCAGGTTTAAAAACATCTCTCCATGTTTTGTCATCACTCAACCACTGATTACGAATTAATTCGTCCTCAACTAATGGTGATGAACCTCTTGCCATAATGTTAGATACATCTTTAAATGTTCTGTTAGAACCCGGTATCTGATTATCAACAACACTGATAATTAAATCAGTACCTTTGAAAGGATCAGCAAAATCAACTTGATTTTGCTCTACAAAGTTTTGTAGTGCTGGCATTAATTTATCATAGATACCTTGTTTTTTAAAGTTATGTTTGAATCTCCAAAACTTAACGCCATCACCAGTACTGTTTTTGTCAATACCTTTAACAATATAGAATTTTTTTGCATCGAATCCCATAGCATCCTTATAGATTCTATCGTTTTCTTTTTTAATCTCCAATTGTTGAGCGTTCATATCATCTTTCTTAACTTTAAGAATAGATCGATCTTGCTTTTTAAGCAACTCATCTTTTTTGTCACAAATTGGACATGGAGCAGGAATCATAAATGGTTTACCATCCGCATCCGTTACAACATTACCGTTAGCATCAACTTTTGCTACTTCTGGATCGTTGTGTTTTGGACAGTAAATTTTTCTCCATCTTTTTCCCTCTGAAGAATTAGTTTTTACTGCATGAAAAAATGCAGTCTCAACGTGTCTACGACCAGCTTGTGGTGGTAGAATTCTAAATACTTCTTTTTCTTTTCTTGGGGTAAAATACCTAGCGAGGATTTCTTGTTTGCTAAGTTTCTTAGGTTTATCATCGCCTTGAGTTTTGTAGTCAGCGAATAAGGCTTTCGCTGCATCAAGATTACCACCTTGTGGTGCTCCTGAATTCTGATTTGTGTTTTCCATTAATAATTACACTTTATATTTAAACTTCACTTATATTACTCTTCACTTTTTTTGTTATGCTTTACAATACTACGAATTAAATTTTCAATTGTCAATCTTTTTCAACTTTTCACTTAATTTTTCTTCACTTTTTTTTATTTCACTTCAAATTTCGTGTATATAAATACTGGAAATTATAAAATATACTCGGAAAATAACTGTTATTTTAAATAAAAATTTTAAACTATTTCTGTAGAAGTTACAGTAAAATAAATTGGTTTTTTCACATTGTAAACACCACTATCAGAAATTTTAACTTCTAAATAATAGTCTTGTGGAATTAACCATGAAGTATCTAATAAAAATTCATATCCAGCAATAGTACGATCTAACTTAGTAAATGGAATTACATCTATATGATGATCGACATCTTGTTTAACAAATAATCTATACTCTAAATTTAATGGAAGATTATTGTTTTGATCAGGATATAATTCTCTTACGTCAACAACAACTCTTCTTGTATCACCTGCTTTTATGATTTCACCATTATTAACACCGATTACATTAAAAAAGTAATTGTCAAAATTAACTCTTCTAGATAAATCAAAATTTAGATATTGATCTTCATTTATAAGATAAAATTGTTGCACAACGTCTTTGGTTCTTCCGTTACGAGTCACATTCCAAATATCATTGAAGATTACTTGATCTGGGTATAATTCAGTAGATGTTGAATATGTTACTTTATATACACCACTTCTTACTTCTTGGATACTATCACCACTAATAACTGTAGCTTCATTGCCTTGATAGTCATTAATAGTTACACTGTTCACAGTAACATCAACACTATTACCACCAGCATTAGCATATAGATAAAGATCATTTTCTTTATTCATATAGAAATACTCTCTGTCGTCCTCTATAAGGTCTTCAACTATTGTTTCTACATATGGCTCATAAAAAGTAGGAGAGTCCTTCACATGGAACGCTACTGCCTGTCTTTGAAGTGTAGTACCAGACTCAAGATCATCAGTAAATTTAATACCTAATCCGAATGTAGTTCCAGTAAAACCAGTAACACCACTAGCAAATATTCTTGAGTTTATGTAATCGGTAATATCAGTAACGAAATTTTCACTACCATCTTGGAAATCTAAACTATCTAATATTGTCGTGCCACTAGTTACTGCACCTTCTACCGACCACTCGATACTTGTTTTTCTTTCAAACCAGTTTGATGCTTGTTTTGGAATACTTGGAAATTGTTCATCTATATAAACAAAATCATATCCATTACCTTCGTCCCAATCTTCTTCAATATTAAATAACTCTAATGTAAAACTAGCTGCTCTTTGTGTTTCGCAATCAGCATATCTAGAACCAACTAGTTCTGGAATTATTCTTATTGTATTAGTAAGATTTAATTTGTGAGATTTTATTAGATCAGGATTTAATACACCAGAATTTAACTTATCAACTAGGGGTTGTAAGTCAATATCAAAGATAAAACGGCTAACTCGATTTTCTAAAGTCCCGTAAGATATTTCACTTACAGGATTTTGAGAGTTATTTGTTCTATTATCTTCAATTAATGTATTGTTCTTGGAAAAATATGACCTGAATCTACTCATTATATTATTTTAATATAAATACGTTGAACTTAGCTTATTGATGATCCTAAAGCTGCTACTGCTTCTTCCCAAGAATCTTTTCTATCATAGACATCTTCCACACTACCATTTTGATCTAGTTGTACTAATAAATATTTTTCATTACCACTACCCATTGGTTGCTCAACTTTTCTTATTGCAATTTTTTTATCCTCCATTCCTTGAGGAATCCAATTACCTTTACCATCATCGTTGAAGCTTAAATCAATAGTGTTCTCATCCATAGGTGATCTACTTGCAGCTTTGTCTTTTTCTAACCACTTAGCCACTCCTTCTGGATCATTACCATATGCATTACTATTATTTTGTGGAGGGTTTTCTTCATAGTACTTATTTATATACTGCATTTTCTTTTCATACGGCATATAAGTCCAATCTTGTCTAGAAACACCTGCCATTTTTGCCCAAGTATCACCTAATTCCTCTTCATTAATATCGTCTGTCATTTCAGATTCATCACCTAATTTTTTTGGAGAATAGTCATCAACCCAATGTTGCGATGGGTCTAATAAAGCATCAGCAGAATTATCATCTTCTTCTGGTTGTTCAACATCAGCACCAGACTCCATATCAGCTAATTCATCATAGTAGTTAGGAATTTCCATCAAATGATCCATAGCAATTTCCAAAGCTTGTCTTGGGTCATCAGTATGTTCCATTTCTACTTCCATGCCTTTCATGATTTGTCTAGCATCAAATTCATTTGGATCAGCTTCATCAGCAAGACCACCTTCGATTTCTTGGTACTCTTCACTTTCTTTCTGCATTTTTAAATTATCAAAATTTATTTGAGCTTTTGTATCTCCTTGCTTATATGCTCTATCAAGTGCATTAGTTACCACTTGAGCTAATTGTCTTGGCTGTAATGGTTGTTCACCTGCTTTTTCTGCTTGAGTATTATATTTAGCTAAATACTTACCAAATTTCTCACCAAAATTTTCAGCATATTTTTGTATTTTACCTAGTTGATCATCACCAGTACTTCTATGATATGCTTTTTTAACATTACCAACTTTGTTCTTAACATTATCAACACCTTGCTTTACTTTATCTCCAATAGATTTTCCAACGTATTGACCAGCACCTTTAAGTCCAGCTAACGATATTTCATCAAGCTCTTCTTCTTCGGCAATCTTATCTAATGACTCATGGTCAGTTTTCAAATCATCAATAGCTGGATAATCTACACCACCATCATATTTGTTAACTTGCTTTTTTTCAGCCTCTTCGTCACCACTTTTTTCTAGATATGATTTATCATTAACAACTGGTACATCAAATGTTTCATTAATTGTAACTTTATTAACTCGCTCAAACATTTCTTTGAGTCTTTCTTTAGAACCGTTTGGATTATGTACTTTCATTATTTCTGATATTTTTTACTTTCAGCTAGATTCATGTTGAAGCTCTGATTTATTTCTTGATTGTTGTGTTTAGGTAGGTCATCGAAATCAGCCATATATGTGCCGTCTTCCATCTGCTTAATGCCTTGAATACCGTCAACTTCTCTTCTTGCTTGAAAAGAATTACCTTGCCACATATCATTAAGATTATAATAAAAAGGATGTGAATCTTCCTTACGTTTCATTAACTTTTCCACGTTTTTAGGTTCACGTACTTCTTCTACATCTGCAGATAGTGTGCCTAGCTTACTATTTAGAGACCCAACAGTATTTTCTAAACCATCAATAACTGCTTGCATTTTTTGCATTGCAGAAATATTAAGCTGAATGATTTCATTTTGCTTTTCTTCTACAGATGGTTCTTCAGGCATAGGTTGCTCCACCCCCATCTCAGGTGACATTTCTTCACCTTCAGGTTCTTCTGGAACATCAATACCCATTTGACCATCATCTGCTACATTATTCATACCATCTTCAGGTTGTTCGACAGGTACTTCAGCAGGTGGTTCTTCACCACCACCTAAAGCAGGGTCTTCTTGTGTAGCAGGGTCTTCTACTTCTGGTTCTGTTAAATCAGGCATTTCATCATCCTCATCCATACCACCAATTAATGAATAATTAGCTTCTGAAATATTAGACAATTTTCTCATTCTCATGAGTCTTTCATTAACAGTCTCTCTAATATGTGCCATTTTCTAAATTAGTATTGCTCTCTAAGTAATTGTTTACCATTTTTAGTTACATAAATGGGATCAACTCTCTCAATTAAACCTTCTCTTTCTTTCATAACGACTTTTTTCTTGTCAATATTACCGTTTTCTGGCTTTTTTGACTGCTCTTCGTTATCTAAAAATCCTTCTAAAGCTTCTTCTTTTGTCTTTTTCATAATATTTATAGTTTCTTATAAATACTACGGAATAACTATTTTGACAATAATACTACTAGATATCTCTTGAGATTGGCATAACCACCAAATATTTCATTGAATTTTGCAAAAGTATCACCTTCGATATCGTGCACTATATTATGAGCAGGTGAGGTGTCTGATGTACCAATAAAGGTTTTGGCTGCATTCTCCATGCCGAAGAAATCCCAAGTATTATGATCAATACCATATATTTTTTTATGATAATCACATAATATGTAAGTCATATCATTTTTATATGTGTAAATACCATCTGTTTTAATATCACCAGTCCTAGATTTATACCAGTTAAGAATATTAAATTTATCGAATAGTTTTTCCTTTACTGGATCAATTAATACATATTCATAATTTGACTCAAAATAATAGATAGGTGCATTACGTACAAACATGTCAATACCGCTAATATGTTGAGATTTCTGTTCATTAAATGAGAATTCCCAATACTTACTATTGGGTATAATCTCTTTTTCTAAAATACTTATTGGTTTATTAGAATGCTCACTTAGAGATGATTTCCAGTGATTCCAACCAACAAATAATGTTGGTAGATTAAAATCAACATTTAAATCATTACCATCATTTTTACAATCAAAATAATTGATATAGTCAATCAGCTTATGATTGACTAATTGCTCTTTAAAAATTATATTTCCTATTTTATTCATAGTATTTATAATAATATTTTAGTTCAACATACTGTTCATCAAGTTCGATAAAATTTAAAAATTTATCTATTATATTAAATAGACTTATTTTTCAGAGTTAATTCTTTATGCATATTTATACCATCATTTAAATCGTTTATTATGGTAAAATATTGTAATAAATGATTATTTAGTTCTTTAATCTTATCATTACCTAATTGAGTATGTATTTCAATTGCCATGTATCTTACATTAGACAAATCTATATTCATTAAAAAATCATACTCACCACCTTCACAATCAATTTTTAAATAGTCAAGATTATCCTCATTAGAAAAAGCTTCTCTTTCAAATGGGTTATTCATATAAGCTTCATCATGACTTTTATATTTAGTTAATCTATTCTTAATATAAAAGAATCCATATAATAACCAATGAAATATAAATAATAATTCTACTTGTTGTTTAAAATGAATTAATTCATGGTTTATTAATGTTTCTAATGTATTACCCGAATTTTTTTTACTAATTTTTGGGTGTGTGAAAATGAAAATAAAAAAGCTAAACCCAATTGCATTAATTATCTCTATTTTTTTGGTTACGATGTGTATTGGTAATATTCTTTTCATGTTAAAGCTATATTTAATTTTGTTATTTAAATTATATATTTTATGTAAATCTTTATAATCTTCTTTTTCCCCTAAATCAGCTATATTAGTTAGATAATTTTTCAACAAATTCATTGTATTGTGTTAAACATAGTACACATTCTCTATTATTATTAAAGAATTTCCAATTATATTCACCACTAGGGTCTTTAATATTACTATTCTTAATATTAAAATTAGATGATTTGGTGATAATACCACAGCCACAATCTTCATCTATAACAAAGCAACTATAGTCTTTTAAATCTTCTTTCAATTTTATAAACCCTTTGTAAACATCACCATACCATTGACCTCTAGTTTTTAGATATTCATTATAACTTCTAGTGTGAAATTCAGTTGGTGGGTTACAATCATGTATAACTATAAAACCATTGTCACTCAATATTTCAATTGAATTCATTACATCTTTATAAACTTGCTCTGCAGTATGCATACCATCTACAAAAACTAAATCATATTCTTTGTCATGTGAATATTTCTTAAAGAACTCATCACTTGTCATTCTATAGTTACATAGTGTTACTGGTTCAGGATCAACACCATCTTTAATATCACAATTTATATAATTAAAATTTTCCTTTGGATTTCTAACACCTATTTCCAAATATTTTTTTGCTTTAATTTTATCAGCAATAGTATTTATTATTTTAGTCCTATATTCCATCATTATTTTTGGTTTATATATACTCCATACATTCTAACATATTTACTTACTACTTCAACTGCTTCAGTTAAATCAAAATCAAATGTAGATAAATAATCACTTAATTTATTTGGAGAATATTCTATATAATGATATTTATCTTGTAAAACACCATCTTCTCTCGCTGGGGGTGTTACCACGTAAAAATATCCATCTGGTTTTAATACTCTCTTTACTTCTTTAATTGCAACATCTGGAAATTCTAAATGCTCAATAACATCAGCCATTAAAACATTATCAAATGTATTATCATCATAGTTTAATTTATAAGCATCACCAAATAAGACATTTGCATTTTTTTCTTTAGCCAATTTAATAGCTATTTTATTATCATCTATCCCTTCTGCATCTAATAGATGGGTTATTAATCCATCACCAGCACCAATATCTAATGTTCTTCCATCTTTTCTCATCCATGATAATAATTTATTAACATGTTGACCATATAGTGTATTATTTTCGTATTCAATCCAATGATATGCACCTCTATTTTTATATTTATCAAATTCCATAATTTATTATAATATTTTTAATCTACTACTTTTTCTTACTCCTTGTTTGAAGTATTTAGAAAAGACTAAATTAAAATCTATATATTTATATTTTAATTTATTATTTTTACTTAAAGCAAAATTCAATGATAATTGATCTCTATGTGAGTAATTTTTTATTTCATACCACCAATCATTAAAAAAATTTATCACTCTTTCATTACCCTTGAAACATAGAATACCACCTGCAAATAATCCGTTATTATATTTATAACCCTCTTCCTCATATCTTTTCTTTATTTTATCAATCATCTTTTGTGATTCTAAGAAACCAATTAATACTCTATCCATCTCTTCTTTAATATTGTTAGCTTGTGGATGTTTCAAAAAAAGGAAATCATAATCACCTAAATTAGAAACATAATTATTAAGATCGTTGATAATTATACATCGAGAATCAATATAAATGTAATTATCATATTCAGAAAAAAACACATGATAATTAGTTTTACAAAACCTAGATAATTTAGTATTATTCAATTTATCAAGATTATTTACATTTTCAATATATATTATTTCCCAACTGCTTGATTTTAAATCCTTATTATCGGTAATTATTTTATAATCCCAATTCTTATTTTTTTCTTTAATAACTGGTATGGAATCATAATTTGCAATGTTACAAGTGAAAATACAATTTTTATTCATAATATTAAATACTTATTATAATAATTTTTATATATTTCCATATTACTAGAACTTCTCTTTCTTAAATATGAATAGTTTTTTCCAATGAAAAAAGTATCCCACACTGATCCCCAATCAATATATGAATTATTATTATCCTCCTTAAATTCGTCTATTATTATATTAGTAGCCATACTTGCTGAAAATAAATAGATATTATTATCTTCCTTTTTATTTCTTTCTTTAATATCTGATATGATTTTATCTTTACTGAGATAACAATTCAATCTAGGTATTTCAATATATTCAAAATCAAAGAATTTATTTAAAGATTTTAAATAATCAGCACCAATAATAACAATTTTTTTATCTCTAAACGATTCAATTAAATCAATAAATAAGTACGGTTTAATTTCATGAGTTTTTCTAATAAAATCATCATCAAGAAATTTCAAATTTTTATTCTGTTGATATATATTATCTAAATATCCATGTACTAGATTATTTGTATTATACCAATGCTTATAATGTTCAAATACATAGGTATCACTATAAGAATAGTTTAATAATATTTTTTCAAGTTCATTTCCCATTTCAGGAAAATATTTATGGTTATCGCAATTACTACCATTTATATTAATTCTTGATGCAGCGATTATTTCACCATCATTAAATCTTGAATATTTAAAATGTTCACCATTATTCAGCTTATTAATATATAAATCATGTTGTTTACTGTAAAACATATTATAAAGATAATCTAGTGGATTTTCTATGACCCAGTTTAAAATTATTACTAAACACTATTTTAAATGAAAGAGTTTTTATCTTTAAATTGTGATTAGATAATACATAATTTAAAGATAGTTGATCTCTATGTGAATAATTATTGATTTCATACCACCAGTCATTAAAGAAATCAACTATTTTTTTATTATTTCTAAAACATAATATTCTTGAAGCATATAATCCATTATCATATTTATACCCATTCGCTTCATATCTATTTTTTATTTTATTTATCATTTTGGTGGTTTCTAAATTACCAGAAATTAATGCATCACACTCCTGTAAGATATTTTTTCTATTACTGTGTTCCGAAAATAAAATATCTGAATCTTTCAAGTTATCTAAATATGTATTTAAATTACAATTTATTATACACCTACAATCCTTCCATATTAAATAATCATATGATGAAAGATATTTGTCAAAATTTGTTTTAAGATATCGAGATAATCTATAATTATCTAATGGTTCTTTAGTGTCGTTACCAATATAAATTATTTTCCAAAAGTCAGATTTTATATCCGAATTATCTGTAAAGCATATATAATCCCAATCTTTTTGTTTTACTATTTTATCATTATCAACACTATATAATTTATCGTAATCACCTATGAGTGCAGTATAAATACACTTTTTATTCTCAATTAATTTCATGGTTGGTGATGGGTATCTATTTGAAATAACACCATTCATTGTTGACTGAACTAACTGTAGTTTATTCTTGCTGATTTCAGAAATAAATAACCTTGCATCATTAGCTTGTATTTCTTTAATATTACCAATTTTAACTCTAGTTCTTTCTTTAAAATGAATGATTGGTGAACTGATTGTTAATCCAATTTTATAATTCTTTTTTAGTACATAAGAGAATATTAAATCATCACCACCAAAAATTAGCATTTCTTGAGGAATTGGCATATATACTTCTCTTCTAAATGAGAAATCCCATCCTTGATATAATGGTGGATTATCTAATATTTTTAAATTATATTCAGTTGTTTTATTAATTTTATCGTTATTAGTTGGATGTATTATAATCCCAACATCGTCTCTTTCATCTAATGTCTTTATAATATCATAAGTAAAATTATTTGTTACTCTTACATCATTATTAAGAAAACATATATACTCATAATTAGTATCATTAACAAAGTTGTTCCATAAATGATTAAGAGGAATATTTTCACTGTTCTTAATAACAATAATTTTTTTCATTCTCTCCAAACTATCTAGATACTCTGAAGTTCCTTCTTCAGAAGAATTTTGATCAAATAAATGAATCTTAAAATTTTTATTTATTTGATTATTTAAATCATTAATTATGTCTTTAGTTAATTGAATATTATTTAAATTAACAATCAATATACCTAAATCTTTTGATTTATATTTACTATATTTCATATTTATTGGTTGTGTATTACTAATAATATACTTAACGCTTTTTTTTTCATGTAACTTCTTTATATAAATTAATTATCTTATCATAATATGTTTCACTACTATATTTAGAAACATCTTCAGGTACTTCTACTCATTACTTTTATTTTAAATACGAGTAATACTTATCTAATTCTATTATCGGATCAATTTTTTCGATGTTATATTCACTTCCATCAGCACATATTGCAATACCATCTTCTTCAAAATTATCATAGCAATCAGTAAAAAATTCAAATCTACTTTGATTCTTCTGGTATCTTAACTTAGCAGCAGCATTATTAATTTTCTTATAAATGTCTTTTCTCACATAAGAAAGATGATGCATTATGATTTTTTCATAATAATGATGATAAATTAATTGATTATTACCACAACCTACTTTCCTTGTTGGATCAACTTTCACCGATGTTGGGTAGTTCATTACAAATTCATATTCTACTGGAAAGAAACAACTAACATATAGATCATTA